CCGGCGGCATCGGCACTTATGGCGCGTTCGTGCATGTGGACACGCGCGGCGCCAATCGCGATTGGACGGGATAACATGACACGGAGCAGCGCATGCCGGACTTAAAGATTTCTCAACTGCCGGTCGCCAGCGCCACGACCGGCGCGGAACTGTTTCCGGTCGTGCAGGGCGGCGTGACGCGGCAGATCGCGCTCAACGCGGTGCGGCATATTGGATCGGCGGTGTTTGACGCGAATGGGAGCATGGCCGTAGACACCAACACTCTGTTCGTGGACGCGACGAACAACAACGTCGGCATCGGGACGGCGAGTCCGAGCGGCAAGTTAGAAGTATACTCTGGCGCGTCTGGCGCGTCGGCTTTTTCTAACGGCAACAACTTCATCGTCCAGAACAGCGGAGCGGTGGGGATGTCGCTGCTCAGTCTCGACGCCAATGCTTCGCGCATCTACTTTGGCACGGCCAGCAACAACCGTAATGCGTTTATTTACTCCGACTATAACGGAGGAGCGCAAACGCTGATCTTTGGCGTTGGCAGCAGCACGACAGCGGCAAGCGAACGCGCTCGCATCGACTCCAGCGGCAACCTCGGCCTCGGGGTGACGCCGAGTGCGTGGGGGACTGGGTACACAGCGTTGCAAATCCGCACGGGTGCGTTGTTCGGTACCGCATCGCGGGATTTTACGATCGGCGCAAACGTCTTCGTAAACGCTAGTGCAGCCTATGCGTACACGGAAACGGCGGCAGCTACGGCGTATGTGCAAAACGCTGGCACACATTCGTGGCTCACCGCCCCATCCGGCACCGCTGGCAACGCGATCTCGTTCACGCAAGCGATGACGCTCACGGCGTCTGGCAACCTTGGCGTGAACAGTTCTGCCACCAACGCACGGCTTGAGGTACAGGCTAATAGCGGCGAGGTGTTCCGTGCGGATGCGTCGGGTGGTGCGGCCCGCATCGTGGCAAACCAAGACGGCGCAACACTGGGCGGCAATATCGCGCTCGGCGTCACGACCAGCTTTGGCGGTGGCTCGCGAGTGGTGGCTATTCGCGAAGCCGATACGGTGCCAACGACCAACCCAACCGGCGGCGGCATCCTGTACGTCGAAGCCGGTGCGTTAAAGTATCGCGGCACCAGCGGCACCGTTACCACCATCGCTAACGCTTAACTCAGGCACACCATGAGCACTCTCATCACGATCTCGCAAGCCAGCATCAACTACACGTCGGGCCACACCGATTGCGCGTGCAGCGTGGCGGTGGACGTGCCCACCATCGGGCAGACGTTTGTGGGACAGTCAGTGTCCCTCAACAGCGCGGACCTGTGCGACGACTGGACGGACGCGCAACTCTGCGAAGCGGTCGCCAACAAGCTGAACGTGCCCGTGGAGGACGTGAGCGTGGCGGTACGGCCAGAGCGTCTAGTGGTGGAAACGGATGACGCGGTGGCGCCGGTATGAACGCCCCCGTCTACGCGCTGACGCACGAACTGCGCGAGGCGCTCCTGGCGTATCTCATGGGCCGACCCTACGCGGAAGTGGCGGAAGGCGTGGCGCGGCTGAAGGCGTTGGAACCGATTCCGGCGGCAACGGATGCCTGATGTGCTGCTCACCGAAGGCAGCGACCGACTCGTGCAAGAGGACGGCGCGGCCATCCTGCTCGACGAGCGCGGCGTGGCCGTGGGCGCGGGGCCGTCGGTGAGCTTTGGTGATGTGGTACGGCCGCGCGTGACGTCCGGCGCGGGCGTGCCGGTGCGGATCGTGGGCGGGGCTGACGTAGGCGTGCGCATCCTGTGGGGGGACGAAGCATGAGGGCGCAATATCTGTTCGTGAATGAGCGACTGCGCGTGACGGTGGACGAGGCCAGCGAAGGCGCGGGGTCGTCGCTCACGGCGAAAATCTGCGCGAGCGACGCGGGCGTGCCAGCGGCGATCGGGTCGCTCTCGGTCACCGTGACGAGCGCGACGGGGACGCCAGCGCAATACGTCATGGCGTTCTCAAGCGCGACGCTCACGTCGCAGCTTGCGACGTTCCTCGACACGCGGGTCTTTCTGCATGTGTCGTCGGCGACCAACGATTGGTACGAGATCTACCCGTTGCAGGTCACCAATCGCGACCCCGATAATCTGCCGGTGCTGCTCACATGACGCGCCGCGCGGTGGTGCTGCTGGTGGCGGTGAGCTTGGGTCTACTCGGCATCACGGCCGCCGTGTGGCAGTATGGCGCGGCGCAATACGCGGCCGGACGCGCGAGCGTGGCGATTCCCGTGCTCGACACGACCGCCACGGCGGCGGCGGCCCGCTACGCCGACTCGACCCGCGCACACGTGGACACGGTGCTGGTTCGCGTCACGCGCACGCGCTACGCCGTGGACACCATCATCGTGCAGATCCCTGACACGATCCGGATCGAGCCGTCGGTGGCGGCGTTGATTGCCACCGTGACGACGCTCACGGCGCAGGTGGACACGCTCACGCATGCCGTGGACGTCGCGCAAGCGGCGGCGCGGATGCAAGCGGCGGTTGACCGTGCGGCGCTGACGACGGCGTACGCGCACGTCGCCGAGCGCGATGCCGCGATTGCCACCCTATCACGGCGGCCGACATGGCGCCGCGCGATTGCCTCCACCGTGGCCGGCGCGGCGGTCGCGTTTGCGGCTGGCGTGTGGCGCTAACTCTTTGAGGATCTCATGGCTATTACGCTCAATACGACGCTGAAGAACACGCTCCTCGACGGGCTGGACACGACGTTCAACAGCGGATCGCTGACGATCTACACCGGCACCGCACCGGGCGCGGGCAACGCGGCGACGGGGACCGTGCTGGCGACGATCACGCTACCGGCTGACGCCTTTGCGGCCGCGAGCGGCGGCACCAAGAACGCGCAAGGGACGTGGCAGGACGCGAGCGCGGATTCCTCCGGTGCGGGCGGATATTTCCGCATCGTCGGCGGGAGCAACATCTTGGAAGGCACCGTCACGGCGACCGGCGGCGGCGGCGATCTCACGCTCGACAACATTAACATCGTGGCGGGCCAGCAGGTCACGGTGACCTCGTTTACGCTGAGCTCGACCAACTAATGGCCGACAACGTCGGGTACACGCCAGGAACGGGCGCGGTCGTCGCGGCCGACGAGATCGGCGGCGTGCTGTTTCAGCGCATGAAACTCACACACGGCGTGGACGGCACGGCCGTGGACGCGAGCGACGACGCGCCGTTGCCGGTGCTTGATAGGTACGCCGCGGAAGAGCTGTCGCGGATTCACCAAATCCTGTCCAGCCCGCAAGGCTACGACCGCTCCATACAACGGCAACGCGTCACGGCGACGCTTGAAAGCGGCACAATCACGACGGTGACGACGGTCATCGCGGTCAACACGGTCAACACGGTCACCGCGTTGGGCGGCGATCAGGCGCAGATCCTCACGCGCGGTTCCAATCTGTCCGCGTGGCGCGATTGCGTCCGCACACTTATCACGTAACGAGGGCGCGGCATGCCGAACACGTTCAAAAAAGTTATTGACCGGCTGATCTGGGCGCAGGTGCCACCGGCACCGAACGCGCACGCGGCGGGGCAAGGGTTCGTAAGCGACCTGCGCAGCGATGTGTCGCGCAATCCGTTCGTGTACCAGATCGCCAGCAACACCGTGCTCAACCGCTTTAACATCGTCACGAAGGCGTGGAATTTTGTGCAGTCGCCGGCGTTGGCGGGCACGTTCGGTATCGGCGCTACGGCGGGCTTCGCGCCCTCCTTCGGGCTGGTGGGCACCATTGCCGCCGGGGCGACGACGACGCGCGTGACGCTCTCCACCGCGCTCCCGACGGCGGTGGGCACCAACATGCTGGCCAATCGCGGCGGGTCGGGCGATTACGGCTTTAAGATACGCATCATCGACACCGTGGCCGGCAAAACGGCCGAACGGTACATCGTCGGCAACACGTCCGGCACGACGCCGGTCATTGACGTGCTCTCCTCGTTTGGCTTCACGCCGGCGACCGGCTCGCGCTACGAGATTGTCGCGGGGCGCGTGTTCATGTTGGGCGCGGGCGTCACGGCCGCGAACATCTGGCGCAGCTTTGAGGTGGGGACCAACACGCTGTCGACGGGCCTGAGCACGACCGGACTGCCGGCCACGATTGCGACCGACTCGGCGCTGTTGGTGCTCGACGAGCAATACACGCCGTACAATTGCCAACCTGGCGAAGGCATGATCAAGGGCGCCTACGTGTACGACACGGGCGTCGTGACGCGATCCGCGCTGACGGCCACGGCGGCGGGCGCGTCCACGTTGACGGGACAGGCGACGCTCGGCGACGCGGTGGTCGCCGCGAACGAGTACCGCAACTTCCAGATCCGCATCGTGGAGGACACGACGACGACGGCCGCCGTCGGGCAGCGGCGCGTGATCGCGTCGCACACGGCCGGACCCTCGCCGGTGTACACGCTCGGCACGGCATGGACGACGCAGCCCAGCGCGACGGCCAAGTACGTCATCGAGCTGCCGAATCTGATGTTGCTGCGGTCGTCGGCCACGACGACGGTGTACACGTACAATTACATGGACGCCACGATCAATAACGGCACGAACAGCATCGTGGCCAACGCGTGGAGCACAACGTATTTCGGCGCGGCAACGGCCGCCAACGCGGCGGGAGGGCTGTGGGCGCCATCGTTCGGGATGCAGCCGGACGTCGGGCGCAACGCACGGCACTCGGTGCAGTTCTTCTTCCGCGGATCGGCCGCCACGCTCGACACGCTCGACATTGCGGGCAGCATCACGGGGACGTGGACAGGCGCGGTAGTCTATGACGGTGCCGTGGCCAACACGGTGGGGACGACGGGGTGCTATTCGCCGTTTGGGCAGGAGGGGCGGTTTGCGTACCTGAACATTTACGTCGCCTCGGGCATCAACCAAATGTTCCGATTCGACGTGAAGAACCGCGTGCTCAGTCCGCACACCGCGACCGACTTTCTCCAAAGCGGCGTCGCGGCCGGCGGCCAACGGATGGCGGCGTATGCGGCCATTGACACGGCCGACACGTACGACGTGGTCCTGCTGCAATCGCACCTGAGTTCGGTCGCGCAAGAACTTATCGCCCTCGTGTGACGCCATGACCATCGCTGAACTGATCTCGCTGGCACAAGCACGCCTGGCGCATTTGAACAACCGGATGGCGACGGCCACGATGGCCGGTGACGCGGCCGCCATGGCGGTGCTTGAGCAGAGCATTGCGGAAACTGAGGACACCATCGCGCGTTTGATCGCGGCGGCGTAGCATGTCGCTGCTGCTGCTGCTCCACACGCGGGGGCTGGCTGGGGGCGCCGCGCTTGGGGTGGCCGTGGCCTCGGCTGGCGTTATCACCGCAACGCCCAACGCGGGCGCCGGCGGCGCGGCGCTCGGCATCGCGACAGAGGGGGCGGCTGGTGTTCGCGTTGCAGCGAGTGGAGGGGCAGCGTTCGGCGTCAGCGCCACCGGCGGCGCCCGAGTGCTGCTCCGCGGCGCCGGCGGCGCGGCCTTTGGCATCTCGGCGAGCGGACGCGCGGGGCGCGTCATCGCGGTCACGGTGCTCGACGCCTCACGTGCGCGGGTGCAGCTGCTTGACGTCAGTGGCCCGCGTGTGGCGACCGTGGACGGCTCGGCGTTGCGCGTGACGGTGCGCGATGGGCGCGACACGTCGGCACCGTTCGGCGTGCTGCAAGGCGTCGGCGTGGCGCCGTTCGGGCTGTCGGCCGCGGGGGTCGGCATCACGCGCATCAACGGCACAGGCGCTGCGGCCCTTGGCGTAAGCGTCACGTCGGCCGCTCGCGTGCGCGTGGGCGCGTCGGGCGGCGCGTTGCTCGGGGTGGCGGTCACGGCCGCCGGCACGGTGCGCCCGAACTGGAGCGGCGGCGCGGCGCTCGGGATCGCGGCGTCCGGTGCGGTCGATCTCGGGCAGCGTCTCGCGCAAGAGGATGGCTTCCACGTGCTGCTCGAGAGCGGCGCGCAACTTCTACTGGAGTAAGAGATGGCGTGCGCAATCGAAGAGATCTCGGGGCTGGACGACCTCGCGTACGACGTGACGCTCACCGACGCGTCCGGCGCGGCGATCACAACGGGCGTGGTGACGATGAGCTTGTGCACGGCTGGCACGGCGTCGCCTCTAGGCGGCCTCGCGGCGTCGTCGCAAGCCCTCTCGCACGTGAGCGGCGGCCGGTGGACGGGCACGCACGACGATACCAACGTGGCGCTCGCGATTGCGCCGCTGGCGATCGGGCAGCGGTTCGACCGCGTGCTCACCGTCACAGGTCTCGCGGTGCGGACGCAAGCGCAGTGCGTGCGGGTGGCGGTGGTGGCGCGCGTGTGCCCTTAGCCGATGAAGTCCAAAGGCAGTAATTATCGGCCGTGGAGCGCCAAAGAGCTGGAGGCGCTTGAGCGCGGCGCGCAGTCGATGATGACGGCCGTGCAGATGGCGCAAGCCTACTTCCCGTACCGCACGCCGAGTTCGATCCGGCAGAAGCTCGACGCGCTGGGATGGAGCATGCACACGCGCGTGAACGCAGACGCGATCCCGCTCGTGCGCCCCGTGGCGCAGTACTCGGAGCCCGAGGGGCCCACGCTGGCGGAGGTCTACGCGCCGCAGGACAGCGCCGAAGAGGACGAGGCCACGTTCATCGCCCGCATGCTCGGCACGGCCACGGCGAGCATCACCAAGGCCGCCGCGCAGCGCCACGCCAAGATCCGCATTGCGTCGAAAACGCCGGTCGCCATCTCGCTCCTGAGCGACGCGCACGTGAGCGCCACCGGCACGGATCTCGTGGCGCTGCTCGAATACGCGCAGTTTGTGGCGGATACGCCAGGCGTGTACTCGCTCGGCATGGGCGACCTGCTCGACAACCCCATCAAGCACAAGGGCGGCAACGTCGGCCAGATCGCCGACGACTTGCGGTTCCTCGACCTGCTGGTGGCACGATTCCGCGGCAAGCTCTTAGGCACCACCAGCGGCAATCACGACGACTGGAGTAAGGTGCTGGCCGGCACCGATCACCTCGCGGCGCTCGCGAAGCGGCACAAAATCCATTACGCGCCCGATGAGCTGCTGTGGGTCGTGGAGATCGTCAACCCCGACGACGCCGACGACGTGACCGCGCGATACCGCATCCACACGCGGCACCAGTGGAGGCGCGGGTCCGCGCTTAACCCATGTCACGCGTGCTGGACGTGGTGGCAGGAGGAGGGGATGAATTGGGACGGCTTCCCCGACGTGCTGGCGATTGGGCACAACCACGTGAGCGCCGTGGAATCGCGGCAGTTTGAGACCCGAGACATGTGGGCCATTCGCCCCGGCACGTTCCAGAAGGACAGCAGCTTCGCACGCGCGAAAGGCTACGGCCGGTATCGGGCCACGACGCCCACGATCGTGCTGCCACCGACGCGGGCCGATCGGGTGATGTGCTTCGCGGACCCGGTGGACGCGGTGCAGTTTATGAACGGGGACCGAGGCGACGCCGCGTGAGCCGCCGCAAGGCACCGGCATGGGCGCCGCCGAGCGGCCTCAAGATCGAGGTGTGCGTGTCGCGTGGCGATTGCTATTTCAAAGCCGAGGCGGCCGTTGCTGACGCGCTCAACGTCGCGCGGCTGCTCACCGCGATGGCGCGACAGCTCACCGCCGACGCGCCGGACCTCTTGCCCACGGCGGACAGCGTGCCGGGCACCGTCATCGGCTACGACTGGGACGAAGAGTTCTTCAACGGCGGAAAGGTGAAACCACCAAAGCCGGTCGGATTCTGAAAAAGATTTCAAGGGGGGGGGTTGCGCTATTCCAATGGCATAGCTAGATACCATCCAAGCAAGCGCACGACGCGCTTTGATGTAGTCACTACATGGAGATGACGACGATGACGAAAGGCAAGCTTACCGCGGCGCAGTTAAGCGTGTTGACTGAGATCGCCAAGAAAGGCTACGTTCACGGCAAAGGCCAGATTTTGCACACGCTGCGCAAGGCCGGGCTGATCGAATACGGAGCGGTGTGGCCGGTAATTGGGGCAACCAATTACGCGCGTATAACTGACGCAGGATGCATAGCGCTGGGGCTGCCGACGTCAGATGACTGCTATACGGCTGACGGCTGGAATTCACGCGCCGCGCACAATGAGTGGCTAAACACTTTGTGCGGGGCCTGAACCATGACCGCTACCAAAAGCTACCCCGTTCGGCCCGTGTTCACGACCGAGCACGACATGACGCCGACTCCGTTGACCAAGCAGACCGTGCGCAGCAAGTCGGCGGCCATTCGCCTGTGCCGCAATCTTGGGTTTCGCGTGATGACGGTCGGCGGATTGGTTGAGCTGACCACCGACACGGTTGACAACGAGACCGGCGAGGAAGGGTTGGCGTGGACAGTCACGGTGCATCCCGTATGACCGCCCTCGACCTCCGCACGGCGCGCTTGTCGCTCAAGCTGACGCAACGCGAGATGGCCGAGCATCTGCATCTGACAGCCAACAGCGTCGCCCGCATGGAGCGCGGCCATCGCGCAATCACGGCGCGGACGGCGGCGGCCGTTGAGGCCCTGCTCAAGCTGCACGCGTGGACCGTGGCGACGCGGGCGGCATCGTGTTAAGTTCGGTTTGTGGTGTAGTCTCTACCATTTACCGGACCCCAACCATGCCTCTTCGACCAAAGCGCGAGCCACGGCTGCGCGTGGTGCAATCGCTGCACATGGCCCCAGACGAGCACGCCGACGTCACCGCGGCGGCTCGGTTGTCGGGCGAGTCTATCGCCCAATTCATCCGCGCCGCGGCGGCAGACCGCGCGGCATCCTTGCTCCCCACTGACCGCTCTACCAAGGACACCGCAGCATGACCAGAATCGCGCATTACCTGAGCCACGACGCGACGCGCCGGTATTCCGGCCCGATCCGTGACGGCGTGACGCCGGCGCAGACCATGAAAACCGCCGACGGCACCGAGCTCCGCCTCGTGATGATCTGGACCGCGCCGAGCGACGAGGTGGCCGCATGAGCCACGACCTCGAACCAGCCGACGACCCGACGCTCTCGCACACGCTGGACCTGCTCGTGTCGTCGCTCGCGGCACGCCGCGCGGAACGCGACCGGCACATGGAGATCGTTCGCGCCAAGCGGGAAGAAGCCGACCTTGCGATGGCGGCTGACGTGGCCGCGATCTATCGGATCAAGGCAGACGTCAACAGCCTTGAGGCCGAGATCCGGAGCCTCGCGCTGCTGCTGCACGCCAAAACGGGCGACAGCAAGCCGACGACGGGCGTCTCGGTGGTGCAGACCAAGGGCTACGAGATCGACGAGGCGGCCGGCCTCGCGTGGGCGCGGGTGCATCGGATGTGTCTCGTGCCCGAGCAACTCGACCGCAAAGCAGTGGAGAAGATGTGCCAAGTCGTGCCGCTGCCGTTCGTCGTCGTCACCACGGTGCCAGCGGTGCGGATTGCCACCAACCTACTGGAGCAGATGACATGAGCAGCGAGACCGGGGTCGTCAAGCAGGGTGCGTTCGGGCCAGAGGCCGAGGCGCGGATCGCGGAGAATAAGGCCAAAAATCGCATGGCGGCGGCGATCCGTGGGACGCAGTGGTCCAAGGATCTGTCGGCCGAAGGCATCTACGCGTTGGCCGAATACTGCCGCGCCAACAGCCTTGATCCGTTGCGGCACATTGAGGTACTGGGCGGCCGTCCCTACCTCACGGCGACGCTGTACGAAGAGCGGGCCGCGCCGCTGATTCAGGCGGGGATGTTCATCCCGCACGAGCCCGAAATGGTGCACGTGGACGCGCGGCTCGACCAGCTCGCGCTCGCGGGCGACGCCTGGGCGATTGAAGAGAGCACCAAACGCATGCGGGCCCGCATCACGCACGGCGTGCCTGAGAAGGCGGCGGCGGCCGTCGTGTTCCGCGTCACCGTGGCGGCCACCGGCAAGACCGTCGTCGGCGTGAACTGGTGCGGCGGCGGCACGCGCCAGCGTGACCCTGTGGGCGACGCGGAGCCGACCAAGACGGCCATCACACGCGCCGGCCGTCGGGCGTGGAAGCAGATCGCGGACGCGGTGCCGCAGTACGCGGCTGCGGTGCCGGTGTCAGAGCCGCTGGCTATGGAAATCCGCAACGCCGCCGAGGTGGTGGCGGCGCCGGCACCGAAGCAACTGAGCGTCACGACGGACCCGTACGGCGAGGGCGACGGGATGCCCGACCGCGCGGCGGCATTGGCCACGGCGCGCCGAGCGTTGGCGCAGCCGGACCCGTATGGGATTCCTGATGTGGAGGTGGTGGCATGACCGTGACCCCGTTTTGGCTGTCCTACGCCGTGGTGCTGGTGGGGCTGTATTTCTGGGCCGCGAGCCTTGTGAAGGACGGCCAGCCGCGCGACGACGCGACGGACGACCGCGAGCGTGAGCCGTGAAGAACCGACTCACCGACCTCAATGACCTGTTGTTTGCGCAGCTCGAGCGGCTCACCGACGAGTCGCTCTCGAGCGACCAGCTCGCGCACGAGATCAGCCGCACGACCTCGGTCGTGCAGGTGGCCGACCGGATCGTGGACACGGCCGCGTTGCAGCTCCAAGGCGCCAAGCTGATCGCGGAGCATGGCGGCGGCATGCTCAAGGCGCTGCCGTCCACGATGGCGCTGTCGGCGGGGGTGGCCGCATGAACGGGCGCCGTATCGCCTACTCGGCCGACGAGCTACTATTCGTGTGTGCGCGGCGCCATCTGCCGCGCGCGGAGCTTCATTGGGCGTTTGTCGCGAAATTCGGGCGGCGCGATGTCGAGGTCCGACATCTGAAGGCGCTCTGCACGCGCAACGGGTGGACCACCGACCGCGCGGCGTTCTCGCCGGACGACGACGCCGTGTTGCGGGAGCGGTTTGCGGACACCGCCACGGCGCAGCTCGCGGCGGATATGGGCCGCAGCTACGGCAGCGTGGTGGCCCGGGCCAAGTTGCTCGGGCTCCGCAAGAGCGACGCGTTCCGCGCGAGCCGCGCGTCCGGCCGGCTGCAACGCGGCGACCGGATCGGGGCGGCGACGGCGTTTAAGAAAGGGCACGCGCCCAAGAACAAAGGCGTGAAGCGTCCGGAGGGATGGGCGCCTGGACGGATGCGCGAGACGCAATTCGGCGCAGGGATGCCGTCGTGGAATACCAAGCCCATCGGCAGCGTGCGCGTGATCGACGGCTACGAGTTCACGAAGGTGAAGAACGGCGACGGCGCCGTGTGGACGGCTAACTGGAAGCAAACGCACGTCATCAAGTGGGAAGCCCTGCACGGCCCGATCCCTGTTGGCCATTGCCTCAAGTGTGCGGACGGCGACCAGCTGAACACGGCTCCGACGAACTGGCACCTGATTCCGCGCACCCTGCTGCCACGGTTGAACGGCAGTCGCGGCACGCGGCTCCGGTACGACGCAGCGCCGGCCGAGCTGAAGCCGATTCTGTTGACGACGGCGAAGCTCGCGCACGCAATCTCGCGGCGACGGGCGCATGGCGGGGCAAACGTCGCCGCCACGGCACAGGGGGACGCATGACCACCACCCTCCGCGTCAAGCTCGACGGCGAGGTGCATAACGTCACCGTGCATTACGAGCATTGGCTCCCGCACTGGTTGCGCGTAGGTGGCGTGTCCATCGGGCGGTCAATTTTCATCCGCCGCGCCCGTTCTGTGCCCCATCGCATCCTGCTTGGCCACGAGCTGGTCCACACGCTGGACTACGTGCGAAAGCTGGACCGCGTGCCGGGGCGCGTGCGGTGGATCGCGGTGCTGTGGGACTTGATGGCCTACTTCCTGTCGTGGGTGCGGGTGGGGTTTCGCTATGAGGCGATGCCGGAAGAAGTACGGGCGTACGCTGAACAGGGCGTGGTGGCGTACGGCAACCATGCGGACATTCAGATCATCTAGGAGGACGCATGACGGACGCGAAGGATGTGAGTTCCAGCGCCGTGCGCGTGGAGTTTGGCGCGTATTGCCATCCGTTTACAAATCCCATCGTTTCAGTGGAAGGGGGCGTGATGGTCGAAGTACGTCTCGCACTTGAGGTGATCCGACTCCGCGCAGAAATCGACACCCTGACCCGCGAGCGGGACGAGGCGAGGAAGGGTGCGGCGCGGTTGTGCCAGTGGCGAGAGGACGACCCTGACTTCGGGACATGGCGCACGGGCTGCGGGCATCTGTGGTCGTTCAATGCTGGAGGGCCGAAAGAAAACGACACCAAGTTTTGCCAGTACTGCGGAGGGGCGCTCGACGCAGCCCTCACACAGGAGGACGCATGACGGACACGAAGGATGTGATAGCGAGCATTGAGGCCGCGATTGAGAGGGCGACGGACACCCGAGGGCCGCAGCCGTGAGAACGCGAGAGGACGTGTTGAAAGAGATGTTGGCAGCTTGTCGCATCCAAACCACGATGCTTGACGATCTACACTTCGCAATGGCCGACCGCATCGCCGCACTGGAAGCCCGCGCCGAGACGCGCGTGGTGACGGATGCGATGGTGGAACGGGCGTGGAGGTACCTTTGCGATGTGTGCGTACACATTCAGTATAACCACAGCGGGCGCAAGATAGGGCATGGTTACATCGACACCGTGCAGTATCACGACGTTCTCGCCGCTCTCACCGCCGCCCTCTCGGAGGCCACGCCATGAGTGACGTGACGGAGGTGTGGGCCACTTTCACGTTGAAAGAGAAGATGCTGTGGGAGATTCACCGGACGAAAGAAGCGGCGCAGCGTGAGTGCCGAGAGTTCCCCGGAGCGGTCTACATGGAACGTTTGCCTCTGCTTACCCCAGCGCACGCGGCGGTGATTGAAGCGGCGAAGGCGTTGGTTGATGTGATAGCGCCTCCGAAGGACACCACCTACAGAGAATATCAGGCGGCAGCAGGCGAATTGTGCGTCCGTGTTAGTGTGCTCCGTGCGCTAGAGGGGGACGCATGAAAGATAGCGTGGATCGCGCAATCTACGGCGACAGCTACTATCGCCTTGATACGAAGACAGTCTTTTTGCCGCCACCACCGCCGCCAGTCGGGTACTGGGTGCTGCACAGTGGGCGATACGAAACAACCTTTGTAATGCACCGCCGTCCGTCGTGGCTCGCACGATGGGCGATGCGGGTGGTGTTTGAGATCTCGTGGAGGGACGCATGAAGGTCAAGTTTGGGCTTGTCCGACGCGGCCTAAAGTTTTGGTATCGTCAGCACGAGTGGCCGTTTCGTATCGTGTGGAAAAGGGAATCTCTGCGCGAGCTTTTGCCTCGTCGTCGTCAGCGGAAGCACCGGAAGCGCGAGTGGCGCAAAGTGGTGAACGCATGAAACCCACCGCGCTGGCGAAACACATCCGCGTCCTGCGCTTGCACGCTGAAAACATTGTCGTCCGGTGCCGTTCAATCGAGGACGTGGTGACACAGGGCGAGATGTGGGGCGTCGAGATCACTGACGACAAAGTAAATAAGCAGGTGAAGGACATTGAGAACAGGCTACTGTCCGCCGCGAGACTGATCGGCGTGCGCTACGAAGGCAAACAGACGAAAGGGGGGACGGCATGAGTGACGAAACCAGCGGAATCGTCCTTGGACGGACGGACGGAGTTTATCGAACAAAAAATGATCGGTTGCAGTTCGCGCTCGATCATTGGATCGGTGTCGCGGACACGCTCAAGCAGCAGCGGGACCAGGCGGAAAAGGAGCGGGACGCGCTGCGGAAGGAAGTAGAGCGGCTCACTGAACTGGCAGTACTCAGTGGTGAGGTGTTCGCGTTTGCAATTACTGACTCAAAGCTGCCTAACCTCGAAACACGCCGACAGTTACACGATGCCGTTAATCGCGCCATCACCGCCGCGATGGCGGTGCAGCCTACAACCGGAGAAACAGAGTGATTACCACCGAGCAGGAAACCGCGATCCGTAACACCTTGGCGACGATGCCGAAACTGGCGGTAGGCATTGGCAGCAAAGAACAGGCGTGCAGCATCGCCGCGTTGAATCTTGCACTCGCTGGCAAGCTGACTGACACCGTGCCCGACTGCATGAGTGTGGTCATAGGTCGCTGGATTATTGAAGTGCAGGACCGGATGCCAGCGACGATCCGAGATAGTGCTGCGTGGCGGGAGTTGCTGGTGCTGGCGGCTGGCACTGGGCGCGAGCATGAAGGGGAGCGGGTGGCGATAGTGAAAGCCTCATCCGCAGCCTCAGACGTATACGCATACGAAGTCGCACGCGTAACCACATGGGACACCATCGACCCCGTGGGGTGCTTGCGGATGTTGGTGGCGGTCACGGATGACAGGGCGTTGGCGGTGCAGCCTACAACCGGAGAGGAGCATGAGTGAGGCGACTGAAGAGCCGATGATCTGCGAGGACTGCGGTGGCACGATGACCGACGAAGATGCGTTTTCTATTTCGCTGGGCGAATATTCCATTGTGTACTGGCACATGGAACGCAGCGGGTGCATTGCCTCGCTGGGCGAACGACTCGCCGCTGCCACGAAGCGAGCGGAGGCGGCGGAAGCCGAGCGGGACGCGCTGCGGAAGGATGCGGCGCTAACGTGCGAGTGGCGCTACACGGCATTTTCGGAGCTTACGCCATGAACCCGACACTAGGCGTGACGATCAGCGGCGAGGTGGCAACCCTCACAATCACCGTGCCGGCGTTATGGCTGCTCACCGTGCTTGTGATGGCGGGCATCTTCCTCACGGTGACGCAACTGCGCGACTGGTTGTCAGGCGTGCTCGCGCGCGTGTGGAACGAGGACCGCACGGCACGTACGGGAGGGGCCACGGCATGGGAATGACAGCACATCGAGCGCCGCGCGGCGGCGACGCGGCCCGCGTGCGTCGGGCGACCATTCGGCATGCGGTCGCGGCGGGCATCGTGGCGCATCCCGGCGCGACGGTGCGGACACTTGCGCGGGCGTTGCATTTGGAAGACCTGAGCGTGAAGAAGGCGCTTGAGCACTGGCGCGACCGCGGATTTACGCGGAGCGTGCGCGTGACCACGGAGCACGGCATCGCGTGCCTGTGGTTCGCCGAGAACGATCTGGTGGCGCTCGTGCAGTCGGGCGCGATTCAGTCGCTCACGGCGCTTGAGGTGGCCGACAGCGCGGCGTCGGCGCCGAATCCATGGGTGCATCCGTATCGCGTCGGCCGCACGGTGAGCACAAGACAGACGGTCCCGCTCGATTACGCGTCACCGTTGCGGGGGGCGGCATGAGATCCTACCGCGTAAGCCAACAATGGCCAGCCGTGGAGTCGCGGGCCGTGGTGCCCTACCACGTATTCCGGCATCGTGTGCTGGACGGGTGGGACGCGCTGAAGGCGGCGACGACGCCAACGCGATCGTACACCAGCATCGCCGACTGCGTGCGCGAGCTCGTGACGGAGACGCCAGGCATCACCACGGCCGACCTCGCGGCGCGGCTTGACGTCATGCCGTTGCAGGTCTACTACGCCGTGGCGCGGGAGTGCCGCGAAGGGCGCATGACGCGCACGCTTGTGGCCAAGGGCGCCAAGGGCGAGCGGCCGACGTACGCCGTGACGATGGCCGCCGTGGTCGCCGTGGCGCCGGTGGTGGTGGCGCCGCCGGTCGTGCTGATGCGACGGGCGCCGATGGTGGACTACGGGTCGCCGTTTGCGCGGGGGGCGGCGTGAAGCCGTACTATCAAGACGGCTCGGTGACGATTTACCACGGGGAAGCGTTGTCCGTCCTTTGCGAACTGCCGTCTAATAGCGTGGATGTTCTAATGACTGACCCACCGTATTCGTCTGGGGGCATGATACGCGGTGATCGTTTGCAAGATGTCCACACCAAGTATGTTCAGACGGGCAGCGAAAGCGGCGGCAATCTTGAAGCCTTTAGCGGGGACAGCCGTGATCAGATGGGGTGGCTGTTTTGGTGCGGGGCATGGTTGCACGGTTCGCAACGCGTAATTGTAGACGGAGGGATTGCCGCTTTTTTCTGCGATTGGCGGCAACTGCCAGTTGCCACTATGGGGCTGCAGTCGGGCGGCTACGTATGGCGCGGCATTGTGCCGTGGCACAAGCCTAGCGCACGGCCAACCCAAGGCCGCTGGGCCAATAAGTGCGAGTATGTCGTCTGGGGAACAAATGGGCCGAGAGAGCTTACAGGGCGCGGGTTTCCGGGCTTTTATAGTTACAACGTTCCGAGCGGTACGGCTCGCGAGCACATCACGCAAAAGCCGATTGAGCTAATGCAGAGTATGCTTGAAATCGTGCCCGCTGGCGGGACGGTGCTAGACCCCTTCATGGGAAGCGGCACAACGATTTTAGCCGCCAAGAACGTCGGCGCGCGGGCTATTGGGTGCGAGGTGTCCGAGCATTTTTGCGAAATCGCCGCACGCCGGTGTTCTCAGGAAACGCTTGACTTGGGGGCACCATGAGCCCGAGCCGCAGGCGCGACAGCGACTTCCGCGATACCGCGGAACAGTGGGAAGCGGTGAAGGACCGGTGCGTGGTGGACCGCGAGACGTTGCGCGACCGCATGCGGCGCGGCTGGGCGTTGGGTCCGGCGCTGGTGACGCCTAAGGCGAACCGGAAGCCCATCATCGCGCGGATTCGGGCGGTGGTGCGCAGCTCGCCCGGCATCACGGCCGAAGGCGTGCGGGCGGCGCTGCATGACAAGGCGCCGTCGGTTGTGGACCGCACGATTGGCCGCGAGGTGGCGGCGGGACGGATTCGCACCGTGACGACGGGCGCGGTCGTGCGGCATTGGATTGTGGCGGTGGACGGCGAGCGGGCGCAGGGACGGCCGCACCGCGACGAGGAGTGGACGCCGGGGGCATGGATCCACCCCATAAGGGCGCGGGCGTTGGGGTTGCCGGCGGCGACGACGGCGCACGTGGAGACGGCGACGGACTTCGCGCATCCACGGGGGGCGGCGTGATGGACACCGCGCGGGGCGTGCGGGGTTGGTTTGGGTTGGCGTGTGGGGTATGCTGGATGGTCGGTGTTGACCCCACCGACGCCGAACGTCTGGAGCATTGGCGCCCCGACGTCTCCGTGCCCACGGCGCAAGCGGTGGGGGGTCACGCGGAGGCGCGGGGCGCTTTGTGTGAGGTGAGACGATGGAATCACTAGGACGCATTTTGACAACGCGGCCTCGCGAGTGCCGTCACAGCGGCGCGTTTTTGGCGCGCAACGGCGCGTTGCCGCAATTCGGGGCGTGGTGCGACCAGTGCGCGCGATGGGTGACGAAGGAACTGCTGTGGCACCCCGGGCTCTGGCTGCCGTCTGATCATGAAAAACTCGCGGGCCTTGATCTTGAGGCGGCGCCGATCCGGCCGACGGCGTGGTTTCGGCACTGCGAACGCTGTAACAAATGGGCATCGTGCGAGGTGCATCATATCGCCCCTCGCAAGTTCTTCGGTGAGGCGTGCGAATCGTGGCCGACGGTGTACCTCTGCCGGCCGTGTCACGAACAGTGGCACACCATTGTGACGCCTGGACTGTGTACCGAATACGATCCAGCCGCGCACGCGGCGCAATTGCTGGGGTACCTTGGCGCCGCGAACCTGCGTCGGCTGTGGCTGTCCGTGAAAGCGGCCAACCAGGAGGCCGTGTGACCTTTCCGAAGGGCTCTTTGGGCGCTGCGGCGCTGTTCTATGCGTCCCTCGGATGGACCGTGTTCCCGCTTGTTCCACGTGAAAAAATCCCGCTGCTCTCCAAGGCGAAAGGCGGCAACGGCCTCAAGGACGCAAGCGCCGACGCGGAGACCGTGACGGCGTGGTGGTCCAAGTACCCCGACGCCAACATCGGGCTCACGACGGGCGGCGCCTCGGGGCTGGTGGTGGTCGATGTGGACGGCGTAGACGGCGAAGCGGCGCTCGCGCTGTACGGCACCCTGCCCGACACCGTGGAGTCACACACGGGAAAGGGTCGTCACCTGCTCTTCCTCGGCGCCCCAGAGATCCGGAACAGCGCCGGCAAGCTCGGCCCTCAGCTCGACGTGCGCGCCGAAGGGGGGTACATCGTCGCGCCGCCGTCCATCCATCCGAACGGCGGCTCGTATCGATGGGCAAACGGGAAGCACCCCGGCAAGCTGGCGCCGGCCGCGCTGCCCGAATCGATTGCGAAGCGCATTACGGGCGTCGTGGGATCGATTCAACCTGTGTTGGCGGCGGCGCCACAGTCGGCCGTTGATGTGATCTTTACTGGCGTCGGGTCGGGCGGCCGCAACCAAGCGTTGACGGCGTACGCGGGGCGGCTGTTTGCCAAGCAACACGGCGCCGACGAGGTGCTCGAGCTGGTGCGCGCCGTGAACGCGACCAAGGTCAGCCCGCCGCTCGATGATACCGAAGTGGTGGCGCTGGTGCAGTCGATCGGACAGACGCACCAGCGGAACCACCCGACGCCGGTCGAATCTTCGCCGCGCGAGTCGTCGCCGCTGGTGCCGATTACGGTCGGCATCTTTGAAGGGATGATGGAGAAGGCGTCCAAGCCCGTCGACGCCATGCCGACCATGTGGAGCGTGTGGAATCGCGCCTGTCGGATGTACGGCGGTGGCCAAGGCTTGGCGCGGGGCTGGCATATCGTGGCCGCAGGTGGGGCGGGCGCCGGCAAGTCGCTCATCGCGCTCAACATGACCGCTGAAGCCTTGCGGAACGGCCACAGCGTCGGCTGGGTCTCGCTCGAAATGTCCCGCGAGCAACTGCTGCTTCGGCTTCTCGGCATTGCCACGGGGCGAAAGCTGCGTGATCTGGAGCCGGGCGCCTCGTTTGACCCGGGGGCGTTTACGGCGGCGTCCTACGGCTTCATGGACAAGCTCGAGGTGTCAGGGGCGCACCTTTGGATGGCCGAACGCCCGACGCGAGACTTGCCGTCCGTGCATCAGTTAATGCAGCGGGCCGTCGATGCCGGATGTCGTCTGGTGATCGTGGACTATGCGCAGCTGGTGAGCGTGGCGGGCGCCAAGCTGGATGACGCGATGCGCCAGGTGTCTGCGGCCGTGCAGTCGGTGGCCTATCGGCAGGATGTAAACACGCTCCTGCTGTCGCAGCTCAACCGCTCGACCACGTCGGAGAAGGGCGCACCACCGACCATCTTCGGGCTCGCCGGTTCATCGGCTATCGAGAACGACGCCGACCAAGTGCTTTTGATTGACCAGAGCGCCAAGACCGAAGACCTCTACGGCAAGAACTTCAGCGTCCTGCTCGAAAAGAACCGGCACGGGCCGTCGGCGTCGATTGCCGTCCGGATGGACACGCTCAACCTGCAACTGTTAGAACAGACCCCATCGGCCCCGAAGGCCGCATGGTATGACCGGGAGAGCGCATGAACTGGATCCGGATCGCGACCAAAATGAAGACCGACCCGCGCATGGGCGCCATTGCCTCGGCGTGCAAGGTGCGGGTGCCGGAAGCCGTGGGGCTGGTGTGCTGCGTGCTTATGGAGTTCCCCGATCACGTTCGTGACGGCGACGTGGCCCATGTAGATAACGTGGTGCTTGAGCAATGGGCCGGCTGGGGCGGGAAGATGGGCGTCTTTGGGGCGGCCTTTCGGCAGCACCTCTGCGACGAGAAGGGGGCCGTCCGCGCGTGGGAAAAGCACAACGGGGCGGCGTTGCGCAAGGCCGAATCCGACATTGAGCGCAAGCGAGCCATGCGAAACGGCGCCGAAACGGCGCGCGCCAAAACAGCGCCGTCCGCGCGCCAAAACAGCGGACGGCGCCAAAACGGTCAGGTAGACGAGACGAGACGAGACGTAACTACTAGTAACACTGACGATGATGTAATTCCCTGTCCGTCGTCATCGGGGCTTCGCGACGTGTTGCCGATGGTGGCCCCGACCGGACACATGGCGCTGGCCAAGCTGTTCGCGCAGACGGCCGACCCCGACGTATGGGCCGGCATCATCCGCGGCATGGCGTCAGGCCTGAGCATGGACGGCAACCGACCTGCAAGCCCAGAACGGCTGGCGGCCGCCGTCGAAGACTTCGTGGCTCAGGGACTCCACGTGAACCCGAACCCGAGCCTGTTCCGCGGCTTCGTCAAGCGGGCCAAGGCGGTGGACCGTGGGCGGTATGCGTTGCAACAGACCACCGACGAGCAGGATGCCGACCTGCTCCGCACGATCCGTGAGCAAAACGAACGGGCCCGCATGCGCGGCGATCCGGAGAAACCGGTGCCAGCCTGGGCAGATCGGATCGACGCGGCGTTTCCAGACGGCCGCACGTGGCCAAGTGGGGCTGCCGCATGACCCAGCGGCCTCGCAAAGCCACTAAACCCGCCGGAGAAGGGCAGGGCATAGGCTCGCCCTATTCCGGCCGTCCTGTGGCCTTTGTGGTCCGCGGCATCCCACGATCGGGCAAGAACAGCATGCGGCGGTTCAAGAACGGCGGACTGGCCAAGAGCAAAGCCGCCTCGACGTGGCTGGCGTCGGCGGTGCAGCAACTCATGGCGCAACGGCAGCAGCGGCCGACGATTGCCGGCGCCTGTCGCCTTGAGGTCACCATCTGCCACGCCATGGGGCTCGGGCGGTGGGACGTGGACAACGTGCTCAACCTCGTGTTCGACGCGCTCAAACACGCCGAGGTGATTGCCGACGACCGGGCGTCGATTGTCCGTGAGGGCAGCTATCGGGCCGATGTGGATAAAGCGGACCCGCGGGTCGAGATCACGATTCTTCCGTGTCACACGTTTTTAACATAGGGGGGGGGATATGGCACGACAGGTGATTGAAATACGACACTCGGCCGATGTCACGGCGGCGCTGCGAAGCATTGGACGCCAGGCGCCCTTCGCGCTGTCGCTGGCCCTGAACCGCACGGCGAACGAGGCGCAACGGGAGATCCGGCGCGGGCTGTCGGCGTTCACGTTGCGGCGCAAGGAGTTCATCGAGCGGACCATCTATCGCGGCGCCGGGGACAAGGCGACCAAGGCGTCGCCCTTCGCCTCGGTGCGCGTGAATCCGGCGCGTGACGTGCTGGCCCAACACGAGGAGGGTGGGCAGAAGACGGCTAAGTTCGGCACCAACGTGGCCATCCCATTGCCCGCGGTGCGGCAGCTGGCGGGCTCGCCGGTGATCCCCAAGCGGTTGCGCCCGCAAGGATTACGACTGAATGAGAAGGTTCGAAAGGTGGTCACGCCGAACGGCACCTTCCTCGTGCGGAACGTGGCTGGGAAAGGTCGAGGACGGATGAACGGGTGGAGAACAGACTTCCTGTACAGACTCAAACCGTCTGTGCCCCTCCGCCCTCGACTCGGCTTCCATCGGTCGGCGATGAAGGCCATCAACGCGCATTGGTCACGCTTGGCATTCGAGGCCATCGACGAGGCGGTGACGACCGCGATGAAATGACGGGACGAGTTTTCCACACGGATCTCCTCAGAGTTATCCACATCGGCAACTATTGCCGGGTCGCGGGTCCCCCCTGGAGGGGGGCGCCCCGTGGGTCCCGCGCAGCGGCCATCAATATCCATATATGATCATCCAAGCATATCCTGCACTTGCTCCCGCCAAGAAAGGCCGTTGGTCTGGCAAGGCAGATCAACTGAGCCAAGGCAAAAAACTGTACGAATCGGGCATGAAGTGCGCCGAAATCGCGCAAGACATCGGCTGTTCGGCTAATACCGTTGAAGTTTTAGCAAAGAAATGGGGGTGGGAGCGCCCTTCCCCGCACTGCGCAAAGTGCGAAGCGTCCGTCCCGTTAGCAAAGCGAAAAAACAAAGCACAGCCGCGCGAGTGCGACCAGTGCCGCCGTGCTCGCCATCGTGCAAGAAAGGCTCAGCTAACGCCTGAACAGGTGAGAGCCTATCGACAGCGCGAGTATGCAAATAAAGGCCGTGTCCTTCTCAGTCGCGAGGAGTGGTACGCGAAACAGCGCGGGACAAGCCCGCGCCGCAACCGCCCGCTCGTGCAGCTTGGTCGTTTTCGTCACCACGGCGAGCCTCCGACGACTCGAGAGGGCGCGCTAGAAATTGTAAAAGCGACCCTCGTGCGGTTGCTGGACGTGCGCTGCGCCGACGACGGAGTGTCCCGCGATGCGGTTGAATACAAGGCCAAGTACCGCGTAGACGAAGTGTTCCGCCAACGCGAAAAGCTCCGGTCATCCGGAAAGCGGTGGGGAAACCGCGCCGATGGCCGTGACGACGGCACTCTCACGAAAGAGGTCGTCCGTAAACTGTTCGCGAAAGCCAAAACGTGCCCCTACTGCTGGCAGCCGATGAAGGCCCAAGACAAGTCTTTGGACCACATGGAGCCCTTGTCTCTAGGTGGGTGGCACAGCATCGACAACGTGATGGTGTGCTGCCTTCGGTGCAACGTGAAGAAGCACACGACGCCCTATGCGGAATGGCTAGAGCGTATTCCCGAACCATGCCAGCGAAAGCTGGCCGAGCGTGCCGCATGAGCGTCCGATGGGTTTCCCTTAATCAGTTGGCCGACGAAACCGGATTCGCAGTCCGAACGCTTCAATACATCCGGGCGCAGGAGCCGAGCGTGCTGACGACCAAAACGAAGGGCAGCGCGCTCCAGTACAAGCAGCCGGATTGCGCGGTGGCGCTGCGCGCGCGCGACGTGGCGAAGGCCGAAGCCTCGCGGAGCATCGGCGACAAGGACGAGGCGGCCGCGCGGGCGCGGAAAATGTCGGCCGACGCTGACCGCTCCGAGATGGCGGCCGCCAAGCTGCGCGGCGAATTGGCGCCGGTGGTTGAGATGGACGCGGCGGTTGAGCGGGTAGCGTCAGCCGTACGCAACGAGGTGGCCGGCCTTCGGTCGCGTTTTGCGTTGCGGGTCGTGGGGCTGAAGACGCCGCTTGAGGCGGCCACGGTGCTTGACGAGATGGCGGCGCAGATCTTGGGCGGACTGGCCGAACAGGCCGAAGCCATGACGACGCCCGACGATGAGGACGACGACGCATGAGCAACCTCGCACAACGGGCCGGCCGACTGGCGTCGGAGATCTGGACGCCCAAGGAACGGCTTACCGGCAGCCAATGGGCAAACCAGTTCGGCTGGATTGCGAGAAGTTCGGGCGCGGCGGAAGGCGGCCCGTACTCGACCAACCGCGCGCCGTACCTTACCGAGATCCTCGACGTGATCTGCGACGAGCGGCACAACGACGTGATCTTCAACAAGCCGGCGCAGGTCGGCTTCACCGAGCTGCTGAACCAAGCGGTCGGGTTCTGCATCGACCACGACCCATCGGGGCTCATCGTGATCCAGCCCAACGACGGCATGGCCAAAAGCTGGATGAAGGAGCGCATCGACCCGATGTTGGCCGAATCGCGGCGACTGCGCGGGGCGATCCGGTCAGAAGGCGGCCGGCGCACGTCGGACGACACCATGCAGCGCAAGGTGTTCCGCGGCGGGTGGTTGGTCGCGGTCGGCGCCAATGCGCCCTCGGGGCTCCGGTCACGGCCGTCGCGGCGGGTATTTGGCGACGAGCGGAGCGGCTGGACCCTCGACGCCAAGCACCAGGGCGACCCGTGGGACTTGGGCGCCGAGCGCACGGCGACGTTCTGGAACGCCAAGCGGGTGCAGGGTTCAACGCCGGGTGAGCTGGCCACCTGCCCGATCACGGCCGCGCTCGGGCGGAGCGACCGCCGGCAGTTTCACGTGGCGTGTCCGGCGTGCGGCCATGCGGAGCCGTTTACGTGGAAAGATCCGGACGGCACCTATCGACTGGTGTGCGACCGCGATGCGGCGAATCAGATCATCCCCGAAACGGCGATGTACTTGTGCCGTGCGTGCGGGGTGCTCATTCCGGAGTTTGAGAAGCCGGCCATGTTGCGCGGTGGGAAGTGGGTGGCGTCGCAACCGGGGCGCGCGTTGGTCGGGTTTGACCTGAATGGCTTGATCTCGCCGTGGCGCACATGGGCGCAGATCATGACGCTCTGGACCGATGCGCAGCGCGACCCCGAAAAGCTCAAGGTGTTCGTCACGCACGTGCTGGCAGAGCCGCACTATATCCGACGCGAGCGCATCGAGGTCCACACACTGCAAGCGCGCGCGGAGCCGCTTGAGACCGTGCCGCCTGACGTGGGGCTCTTGGGCGTGTCGGTGGACGTGCAGCAGGACCGGCTGGAGCTCATTACGGTCGGGTGGGCGCCGAAGAACGAAGCGTTTGTCTTGTCGTGGGACGCGCACGAGGGCGACCCGTCCACGGTCGGGCCGTGGGAGGCCGCGTGCCGGCAGATCGAGACGATGACGCACGGGCTGCCGGTCGGGTACATCGTGTGCGACACGGGCTATCTGCCCGACGTGGTGTGGTTGCACGTGGACCGGTGGAAGCTGCGGTTCCCATCAACGCGCGTGTTCGGCGTAAAAGGCGTCGGCGGCCCCGGTCGGCAGCTCATGACCAAGCCCAACAAAAGCGCCGACCGCCGGAAGCGGATGCCGTGGACGGTTGGCACCGACACGGCAAAGGACATGCTTTTGGGGCACGGGGTGCGCGTGGCCGTGCCACCGGGCGGCCCTGGCGCGTTGCACTTTGCGTCAACCCTTGATCCGGCGTTTTACGAACAGCTTACCGCGGAGTCGGCCGAATCGGTACGCCACGGCGGCCGCATGGCCACGGTGTGGCGCAAGCGGGACGCCCGCGCGGCCAACGAAGCCCTCGACGGCGTGGTGTACGGCCTCGCGGCCGCCTCGGCGATGGTCACGTATTTCGGGCTCGACATCGCCAAAGCGGCAGCGGCCCGCGCGGCGGCGGTCGATTCGGAGCCACCAACCCCAACCCCACCACGCCCGAGCGGCACATGGATTCCGCGGCGGAAGGGGTGGCGCTAATGAGCATTGCCCACGCGGTGCATCCGGTAGTCCATCAGGCGCTCGGCGACGTGCAGATGCCGGCGCTCGCGCGGCTGACGATGTGGCACTTGGCCGCCCGCCTCGACGTGCAAGAATATCGCGAAGTGAAGGGCGCGAGCTTGGCGTCTGAGATGCGGATTCGGGAAACCACCGTCGGCCAGATGCTCAACCTGCTCTGTGAACGCGGCTACCTCGACGCACGGCCGACGACGCGCCGCTCGCGGGCGTTTCGGTTGCCGTGGTCGCGTCGGATTGGGCGGGCCATCGAGGCGCCGACGCCAAAATAGCCCCGTGCCGTACTAGTCGCGGGGCGCATCAATAGGACAGGGCGCCGCGCGGGGTGACGTTCCTTCCGTGACCACCTTGGCGCACGTTCCCTCGCAGATCACGGCCGGCGATTCGGTCGCGCTCACGCTCGTGTATCCGGACCATCCGGCGCCGACGTGGACGCTGTCGCTCGCGCTGGCCGGCGCGTCGACCGCCGTCACGGTGTCGACCCCGAACGGCACAGCGCACGACCTTGCGTTGACGGCCGCCGAGACGTCGGGACTGGCCGCCGGGCTGTATCAGTGGCGCGTGCGGGCCACGTCCGGCGCCACGGCCACGACGCTGACCACGGGCACGCTCACGGTAGCGGCCGACGTGGCGACGCTGACGGCCGGACAGGGGGTGAGTTATTGGCAGACGCTCAAAGAGGCCGCCCAAAGCGCCCTCGTGACGCTGATGGAAGGCGGTGGCGTGCAGATGTCCACGATCCTCGGGCGCCAGACGATGTTCCGCAGCCCCAAGGACTGCCTCGCGGTGATCGCGCAGTGCGACGCGCAGCTCGCGGCCGCGCAATCGCGCACGTTCGGCACGCCGGCGCTTTTTAACGTCGTGGGGATGCGATGAAGCTCGCCGCGCGACTCCGCTATTTGACGACCGCAATCACGGGACGCGTTGGCGCGTCAAAGGTGCGCACCTACGGCGGCGCGGCCAATTCGCGCATCATCGCGCGCTGGTTTGCGGATCTCGCCGACGCGAACGAGGAAATCCGCTACGATTTAGCCGAATTACGCGCGAGATCGCGCCAATTGGTGCGCGATAACGGCGAAGCGGCGGGCCTTCTGCTCGACTTTGAGGCCGATATCGTCGGCGCGGCAGGGGCGCGGCTGCAATTCCGCGCGCGGCGCCCGCGTGGCGTGCCGATGGACGCGCTGAACGACCGCGTGGAGGCCGAGTGGGCGGCGTGGTCGCACCGCGACGTCTGCACCGTGTCGGGCGATTACTCGCTCGCGGCGCTGCAACGGCTGATGATCCGGTCAGTCATCCAAGACGGCGAGTTCCTCGCTTTGCGCGAGCGCGACCCGCGGCGGCCGTACGGCTTCGCGCTCCGCGTGCTCGATCCCGACCAGCTGGACGAGGGCGAGAACCGCACGCCGAACGGCACGCAACGCGCCATCATCATGGGCGTTGAGGTCGACGAGGCGGGCAAGCCGGTCGCGTATCACGTGTGGGACCGGCATCCGAGTCTCCCTGGGCGCGTCAAGCTGATCGTGCCGGCCGAGGACGTGCGGCACGTGTACAAGCGCACGCGCGTCGGGCAGCGGCGCGGGGTGCCATGGTTTGCGCCCGCGCTCGTGTCGTGGAAGCTGGGCGACCGCTACACTGAGGCCGAGCTCTATCAAAGTCTCTTAGCGGCGGCGCAGGGCGGATTCTTCGTCAACAAAGACGGGAGCGGCGGCATCGAGGCGCCACGCGACGCGGACGGCAACGTGGTGCCGCTGGTGATGGAAGCCGAACCCGGCTCGGCGCGTGTGCTGCCCGGCGGCTACGAGTTCCAAGCGTGGGAACCCAAGCACCCCACGGCGAACTTCGCGGGCTTTATGAAGGTCGTGAAGCGCGGCATTGCGCGCGCGTTCGGCCGCAGTTACGCCAGCCTCACGGGCGACCTGTCCGACGTGAACTTCTCCAGCATGCGCACGGATCGCCTCCGCGAGATGGCGCAGAGCAAGATGCACCAACAGGACTTGCTCGTGGAGCAATTCCTTGCGCCCACGTTCGCCGATTGGGTGCGCATGGCGTCGCTCACGGGGGCGCTCGGGGCGATGCCGTACGACGCGGCGCAGCTCACGCAGTTCGCGACGTTCATGTGCACGGGCTGGCCGTGGATTGACCCCGTGAAAGACGCCACGGCGGCGGCGATGGAGCTCAACATGGGCACCACCAGCCCGCAACGCATTTGCAGCGAAAAGGGGCGCGACTTCTACGAAGTCATCGACGAAATCGCCGACGCCAAGGCGTACGCGCTCTTGAAAGGCATCACGCTGGAATCGGTGCCGCTGTCGGTGAACGTGACCGCGGACAGCACGGCCATGGCCGATGACGACACCACTACCACGACGGGGCGCGTGTTGCCGCTCCGCAAGGGGACGGCATGACGACACAGGACGCACAACGACGGCAGCCCGCGACCGCCGAGAATCCGGCGGGCGTGCGCTACCGCGAGGTGATCGTCTCGCGCCGCAACGGCGAGGAGATGGAGGACGCGCAAGACATGGCCCCGGTGGCCGTGGCGCTGTCCTCAGAGGCGCCGGTGGAGCGGTATGACTGGCGCACGGGCGAGTACTACATGGAGGTGCTCGACCATAGTCCCGACGCCATCGACTTGAGCTATGCCGCTGACGGCTTGCCGTTCTGCCTCGACCACACGTTGTCGGCGCAGATCGGCATTATCGACGGCGTGGCGATTGGCGACGACCGCGTGATGCGCGGCGTGGCGCGTCCCGGCTCGCATCCGGAGGCCGAGTGGGTGTTCAAGGACATGCGCGACGGCATCCGCAAGAAGGTCAGCATCGGCTATTGGCCGGGCGACATGTACACGCAAACCAAAGACGCGGCGGGCACGATCACGCGTCGCTATACCGGCTGGACGTTATACGAAGCGTCCAGCGTAGCAGTGCCGGCGGACTATTCCGTCGGTGTGGGGCGGAGCGCATCCGGCGCACCGCTCGATCAATCGGCCGGTGTTGGTCCGGCCCTTTCGACGGAGTCGAAGATGGCGGGTGAGATTCAGTCGGAGCGGGGCGTGGCCCTGACTCCGGACACGCGCGCGGCCGAATTGGCGGCGCTGGCTCGTGATGGCGGCATGCCCGAGAAGGCGGCCGAGTGGATTGTAAACGGCGTGACGGTGGACGCGGCACGCACCGAAGTGCTGGCGACGTTGCGCGCGGCCGCTGAGACGCGGGCGCCGATGTCGAGCGCGGCCCCCGTGGTCGAAGTGGGCCGCGACCGCGCTGCCGACAAGCCGTGGAACGACGACGGCGCCGACTTCTTCCGTGCCGTGGTGTCGGCCGGTCGCGGTGGCAACGTGGACGTGCGGCTGGCGGCCTCGCGGGCGCAGAATACGCTCATGGGCGAAGAGGGCGGATTCGCAGTCCCGGCGCCGGTGGTGCAGAACTTCCTCGAAGCGACGATGACGGGCGGCGAGATCCTGTCGCGCGTGTCCACGCGTCCCGTGACCACGGGCAACAGCTACGTCGAGACTTTGGTGAAGGAAGAGGCCCGCACGAACGGCGCCCGGAACGGCGGCGTGCGCGGCTACTGGTTGGCCGAGGACGGCACGTACACCGAGTCTCAGGCCGCCACGCGGCAGCTGGACCTCAAGCTCCAGAAGCTCGGCGCGCTGGTCAAGCTGACCGAAGAGCAGATCGAGGACGGCCCTGCGCTGGTCTCGTTCTTGAACGAGCAGGTGCCCGAGGAGTTGCGCTTCGTGGCCGAACAGGCCGTGTGGGAAGGCGACGGCACGGGCAAGCCGCTCGGCGCCATGTCGTCGGGGGCGTTGGTGTCGGTGGCCATTGAGTCGGGCCAGACCATCGCGAACACGGCCGGCCACATCTGGCAGAACGCCGCCAAGATGTACTCCCGCATGCCGGCGCGCA